GTGCAGGGCGGACTGAGTCCTGTTCGCACAAAGCGCTCCACAAGCGAGCGGCCCAAGGGCGGCAAGCTGTGGGAATAATTACGCAGAATTGAGATCAAGCGGCCTTTTTCAAGGCGGCCTTCTTCTGCTGAATCGGAGGAAGATCAATAGATAGCTCACAATCATTAGGATAAGCTGGTAACGTGATCTACATCTCCGAAGTCTCCTGTAAGAGACGGTAGTCTTAGAGCATGAGCTCTATAGACGGATATCGTTCTTTGAACAATGGGTCACGAAGGTGGCTAAGAGCAAGTTGCAAGTGTTCTTTTAATGAAGCAACGTTGTACTAGGGTTCCATGATCTCACCATCGTGGAGTGGTTTCGCAGTCATTAGGGATCTGGCGAACGAATAGCCAGTGGATAATAGAGGGTTGATCCAATCCTTGTTCTTGTTGTAGAAGTCTCTAACAGTATTCCATGCTGCAACGAGTGATCCAGGATTACGGAAAACATATGTGGTTGGTTGATAGCGTGCGCGCGACGTTGAAATTAAAGTAGGGCCGCGGCGAGCATTATTGCGTTTTCCTTGCTAAACTTGTTTGAACTCAGACTCACTATCCGCTGATTCGGCTAATGCTCTGGAAAAAGCATCCCAAATCTTTGGCATGAAGGCAAAATTGCTGCGAATCTAAAAGTCCATTGTGTAGGTTGCATTAGCTCCAGTGGAGTTGGAAATGAATGGTTTCTCAATGATAGCAAAAGCTACTATTTCACCACCAAAATCTCCATCTTCACCACTAGCACCGTAATTAAGATCCTGCTTGTTAACGATAGAATGATTGACTATTGCAGATTGTAAGGTAAACTTGGCCGACTTCTTTAGATCGACAGTGCGAGTGACAGCCTTCAGTAAATCATTAACATTAAGTGGGTTAGCATGTGAGTTTTCTCTGTCTTAAATGGATGACACGGTGAAATGTCCGAGTCGGGCCACTCCAGAAACAGTAGATTAAGCACCAGCTAATGTTACCTCTAGGGCGGATGACCAAATAAAAGCATTTTCAGCTATACTCGATCCTGAGCCACCGTAAATGTCTGCTAAGGTGTATGGTGTCATTATTGTGCTTTGGAACATGCTCTGAGAGATAAATTCTCTAGTTGGTGTAGTAGTACCACCAATTGCAAGGCCACCAAGTTTTGTAGTTGTACCAAGGTTGCCTGATTCACCAGTACCATAGCAGGCTGATAAGGAAGGAGCATAAAGAATGACGACATAGTTAAAATTACTGAGGGTAAGCATAGCTTTTGGTATTAATGTGGCCGTGTCGTCGAAATTAACAGCTTGCTAAACAGTGAGAGCACTGTGGATTATGCCAGTGGTAGCTGATGAGCGGTTCATGTCACTAACGTAAGGAACGTTGAACATGCCGGGCATGTGTTTGGCTACAAGCATAGCGTCCCAATCATTAATTAGCTATTTGATGGTAGGAGGTCGGGTTGATGCAGCGGATTCACTTTGGAAGTGAATCGTCCCCCTCTGGTTGTTCTGCTTGGGTCTGTGGGGCCTCTTGTTTTCCTCTTTGGACTTCAATGTCTTGAAGTTTTGGTTCTGAGCTGGTGGTTGCCCGGTTGCGCCACGTTTTGTGACAGTCCGAACAGACACTTGTTCTTGATTCATAGAGAAACGAATATTTTTAGAAGTTCGTTGTTATTTATGTTAATATTGGAATCCCAACGAACGGGTCGTTCCGCAGCATATTGTGTTAGCCTCCAATATTTGTAGGAGATCAAACACAGACAGACCCAATCTATGATTAACAAGTGGTTCAACACAATAATCAAGAGGAGTAGGCAAATATTGCTTCTTGTTGTACTAGGAAATTATAATTTGCTCAGCCTCAGTCAGCTGCTTATTGGAACAGTTTGCGCCCACTATGGCTTCAAGTAGTTTTGAGCTACGCTCAGATTCAACTCCTTATAAGATAGCAAGTCTGTGTAGCACAGGATTTCTAAGAAGGTGTGCATTGCGTCGAGAATAATATTGCTTGGTGGTTAAAACTTTGCGCAGATCACGTGATGCACATAACTTGCCATGAACATAATAAAACCACTTAGAACAGAATTACATCTCATCCAGCTAGCCCACTGTAATTTCTTTTACACATTATCCTAAAGGGGAATCAGTTTGTGCGTCTCTAGAAGTATTGTTTAAGATAGCCTCAGCAACTGCATCAGGCTTGTCAGTAACAACTAAGCCATCGTCACCGGCGGCATATTTGTTTTTCCTAGCCAAGACGCGTCGTATATAGTAACCAAGATATCGCAACTAACGCCATGTGTTCCCTAAAGTTGTAAAAGGGTCTCCTGAGCACATGGTGCCATGAATTGTGAAGGGTAAATAATCAGCACGTTTCCCATTAACATGTCTAAATTCTTTCTTTTCGTAATCACTCCATTTAGCCCCAGTAGTATCAGGGCATGGAACGAAGACAACAAGATCAAACTTGGTAGATTCAGCTATAAATAAGTCAGCAGCTGATTAAGGTGTGTGTCCATTAGGTATATTGTCTGGGTGGGAAAAGACATCAATAAGCCAGGGGCGCAATCGACGAAAGAATTCACCTTCGACGATGTCGCGTAAGGCATACGATTGTGTAGAATCAAACTGTGAACCATCGATTGATACTTAAGTAGAAATGCTGGGCTACTCAAAGCGATCACATATTTGTTCTGTAGTTAGGCCTTGTATGAAACCAGGTTCCACTTATTTAATTGAATCCCACAACATCCATTAAACTGCAGCCATTACTGTATATCCTAAACCCTGCGGAACCATGATGTTACGAGGTCTAGTGTCATCGTTGAAGAATTCGCCGTCATAAGATGGGCTGCTGGTATAATTAACTTCTCCGCTCTTAGTCATAGTCACGAATGGTCCTTTACTAAGGTCACCGGCTCTTAAGGAATCACGGATGGTTCTAAGATATTTATCGCGTTTGGCATGATCATCGACAAATTAAACCACCGGGTAATCTAAAAAAGATTTTACTCTTGGAGGTGTCCATTTCTGAAAAAACAAGTCCCATTCGTTGTTGCAGTAACTTCTAAATTCATCAAGTTCGGTTGCAGAAGCGTTGCATGAAAGGTGACGCCTGAATGCCATGTATGTATTACACAAAGATTTTGAACACCATTCAAACTCAGTTATAGTGGCACCATCAAGTAAGCTGTTACCAAAACGGCCAGTTGTTATGGCTGTGTGGCCGGTCTTAGTTGCTAGTAATGATGAAGGATCACCCTCGAACCATTCCAATCGCCCTTTACGGGCTTTGTAACGGTATTTGGGTTTTGATTGAGCTTGTTGATAGAGGATTTATAAATTGTGATCGTCAGCGATGGCATTGCTAGGAAGCGGAGGAAGTGGTTTCTTGAGCTTATAATAATTATTAAGACAAAGGAGATTTTATGGGGGAGGATGGTCTATTACTGGCTTGGCTGTCTTAATTTTCTTGGGTATGATTTCAGCATCAGTGTATTAATGGCCAAATTTGTAAGGATCGCGACCATAGCATAATTCCATGGCAATATCTCTTCTAGCGACAGGAGCATAATCGGGTAGCATGTCCGTGTCCCAAGTTATCCACCTACCGGCTTAGGGCTCATTAACCCTAACTTACACGGCTGGTTTCTAAAGTTCTAATTTGCCGAGGCGAACGGAACGGAACAGGTAGTAGAGGCATAAAGCAGTTGCGCCGGCCATGGTGGCTAGTGTTAGTCGCCACTTGAGAATCTTTGCTAGCAAAGCAGCAAAAACCCCCAGTCCGCAACCGGAGATAGCCATGGACTATCGAGTTACGGTCAAGGTCTCTGAAGCAGAACCAGTGATGTAAAGCTCTAATGGTTATGTGCGATCCAGTTGATAGTATAATTGATGCTCAATCTAATCTTAAGTTAAATGTTCAAGATTGGAAGGAAGTAAATTGCTCCAAATTTTGTGGGCACCCAGACTTTTAATAGGTCCAAGAGTTGTTGCAGGAAGCTTGAATCGCGCTATGACAGTGTTAAGGTAAGGATTGTCATGCTTGGCAATATATTAGCGCAACCATTCATGCTGCATGGATGTGTGACCGTTGAATTTGGTGCTAGTTATGATGACTATTTGGCTGTGCAAGGTGTCGAAGGACGTAGTGTGTGCATACCAAGCGTACCACCCACAATCATATAAAGTGATTGGATTTAGGAGCCTGACATTGGCATGCTGGTAGTGTTCTTGACCACCCCTGGTATTCATTATAATCCCTCGTGAGTCGAAGGTGTAAAAACCCTCACCTAAAGGTAAATCGTAGTGACCAGGTACAGTGAAGAAATTGGCTCCGGTGATAAAAGCGCGAGCAGCTTGTAAATGAGTAACGCCGCGCATCGACTCCAATGTTTAAGGGTCAAAATAGTACAAAGAGTCAAAAAACCAGGTGTGTGTAATAGCTTCATTTGGGCTAAACCATGGGTTAAACCAATCTGCCCCATCGTGATTAGCTTGTCCTATAGGTAATGCACGAACCGTGTGGTTAGCCAATGCTGTAGAAAAATGAGTGCGCATAAACCTACTGATGTCATTGCCGTGATCATTTAGTATATGGGCATTAAATTGTTGGAGAGTGCCTTAAAATGGGATGGTAAGTAATCGATCCGATATGCGTGGAGCCTAATTGCCCTCCGCCCAATAAGTCTCGTTGTACGAGCCTTCGTTGGGACGGATCGCAATATAGCACACACGTCTAGTAGATTGACACCAAAGATATTGCAGGTATTTAAGAACATGCTCTTTGAATTAAGGGTTGCGAATTTCTGGGCGACTGAGAGAGTCGAGAATATCATTAATCAAACCTTCTAGGGCCTCAGGCGCACCGTTAGCCCCGTTGTTTAATGGATGGTGAGGGTCACCTTGCATTGGGCGATGATGCTCAATATTGAGATGATTCACTCTGACGCCATCATTAGCACGAACCATGTGGGGATGTTATTGCGGACGGTAGCGAACATTGTATATGGCCTTAATTTCGTCAACGATTTAATTTAACAAGACATTCTAGTGATTGTTATTTGCTCCCTGGGGAACCTCAATATTAATGTGCTCAGGCAATTTAAAAGGTTCAATGGTGGTGGCTCGCTCAAGCAGCTTAGATATAGCAGTGAATTTGGCACCAATGTCAAGTATGATGAGTGGGGCAGAGGGCTAATCAAAAGAGAATGTGTTAGCAGCATTAAGAGATCGGGTAATCATTTCAGCTTAAACGTGATCTTATACGAAACGAGCTAAAGGATGGGCTGAACCATTGGCACCTCGTTTCTTATTAGTAAGATTATTAGCTGGAATGTTGTACCGGGCACAGAAAGTAGTTGCTGCTAAGCCCAATGAAGCACCACGCTAATTGGCAGTAACGTGGATGGAAGGGAAGGTAGAAACATTATGATGAGGCTTATGTTTTAATTCCTCAGTTAATATTTCTGGTAGAGCTTCATCTAAATGGAGACTAGCAATAAGCTTGGGAGTTAATTCTTAGACTGCCTTATAGCTAACAGGCTTGAGTGACCCGGTGACACACTCGAGTCCAAATTATGGGTCGTTGATGAGATGTAACTCTTCGTCAACCCATTTGGGCTCGATTTTGGGAACTGCTTTAAACAAATTTCCAAACCGTTTAGGGTTGGACATTGCAAAAATAGCTGCAGACTATTGGCACTTGACAGTTGGTGGCTTGCCCTCATTAGTATACTTGCGTGTAACTAGCCAATAGGACATCTTCATGGCATGTTTGCATTTGGCCTTGCACACGTTAAGTGAATCGAATTCACCCATTTGTCGGGCGTTGTAAGCGAAGCGCATTTGGGTTGGGGTAGGGAGCTTAGGCGGTTGGGGCTTAGTGCGATTGTTAGTGGTCTTGATCTTAACAATAGGAGCATTAGGCACTTCGACGTTTGGAGTAAGGATTGCTTCATTAATTTTAAGGGGATTAAAATGTTTCTGTGAACGTGGATTCAAAGCAACGTAGTAATGGCCATTGGCAAAAATGATAGCAGGGTCTAGTTAGTAGCCTTTTGTGTTGGATGCCAATTGGTTGATGTTAACTTGTGAAAATCTTTAATAAAACTCCAAAGCTGATATCACAGGTATGTTGTAAAGTGATGCCCAACGGGTCATGTCACAAGGTGCCAAACCCCCAGAAACGCCACTAATCGCGTCCATGTCAGACTTTAATTGCTCGTATTGATCCACAGACATGTTGCGTAGCAAGTACGCAAACGCGGTGGCACCGCAATATCCATCAGTCATGGAAACGAAATGGTAACGTTGATTGTCGTGATCAAACTGTAAAGAACCCTGCCCACTCTTAAGAACGCCGACTTTAACCTTGCCATCGACATAATCAATTACAGCAGGTTGTAATTTCTCGAGTGCTTCAATAAAATCGTGTCCTGTGTAATCGTCACAAATGGAACGCCCGTGGACAGGATTTAAGTAGAACCTCAGGCATAGATAGTCACCCATCATGACGTTGTTGCATCCTATGTCAGTTGGCAAGTTATTGGTAGCAGCAGCGACATAAAAGCGGTACATCTCGGTGACAAAAACAAGTTGTGGTAAGTAAGATGCGTCAGCGTAAATGCCGGGAAGTATTATAAGGTCACCCTGGTCCTAAAAGACGTCACGAAGATCTTGTGGTGTGTCGTTCGTAAGCTCTACGTGGATTCCCTGTTAGTCGCAGAGTAAAAGGAAGGTAGCGAAGTTCTCTGTCGCGGTGGAGTTGTAAAAACGTGTCACAGGGAACAGAAGGCAATCACCAATCTCACTCATGGCTATGGGCAGAGATGCAGATGCCAAAAAGAAATGTTAGAGTCGTTACATCTGATAAGTGGCACGGCTGACTCTAATGAAATCATTGCTTCCATCACCTGACGCCGACGAACTGGCCGGTAGGGCAGGTGGATTTGAATTGTTGTTGTTGAACATGAATGTTAACTATAACAAAC